GCATACATGGCGCGCACTGCCGACTTGGCCTCGGCGTTGACCATGCTGGCATAGATAGGCGTGGCCACCGGGGTCGTGATGGTGATCGTGGTGGTCAGGTCGCGGGTGATGCTGGGGTTTTCGCGGACCTTAGCGCGCAGGGTGCAGCTAAATGTGCCAGCATCGCTGGCCACACGTCCACGCTGGAGCCTATTGCCCATCACCTGCACCCGCCCGCCTGCATCGTCGATCAAGATCACATCAATGATCCAGCCCGCCTCTTTGCCCGGTAGCGTGATCGTACCTAGCTCGGTGCCTCGTGGCGCATCGGCAGCAAGGCTGCGGGTGCCATCAATCACAATGGCGGGCAGCGCCGACGGTGTGGATGCCCTCCCATAATATCCGGGCGAGACATATCCATAGCCTGCAACGCCGAGGCCGGGCGTGGCCCACGGCGCGGGGCTGGTAGAGGGTGCGCCAAACTTCACCGTGCCCTTGATCTGGGCTGTAGGATGGTTGGGCCACCATGCTTGAGTGATGCCGCTCACGGTTTCGATCAGCGCGCCGAAAGACAGGCCGTTGACCTTTGCGCCTGTCTGCGGGCTGACGATCTGGCCCAGCGTGCGGCCTGTGCGCCCGGTTACGCTGACATCGTAGAGCATGGCATTGGCGAGGCGCGCACCTCGACCTGCAACCGTGCCGCTATCATTGTCGCGGTCGCCCAAAAACAGGCTGATCGAACCATAATCCTGCGGATCGTGATCTTGATGCTCAAAGAGGCATCGGCTGAGCGTGGCCGAGACATTCCCCATGCCATTTCCAAACCCGCCGATGATGACGCCGGGCTGGTAGTTCCCACGAAAATGGCAGCGGTCCATGTAAAGCGCGCCGATGCGACCGCTGGAATAGACCTGTAGGCCGTCAGCATGTAGGCCCGCCACGCCCGCTTGTAGCCGGTAAAGTGTGCCGCTGGCGCTGGTGCCATTAGTGGGCAGAGGAACGCCTCGACTGTTGGCCAGCGTCAATGTGCGGGTGCTGGTGTTGATGGCGGAGACTTGCCAATTGCTGGCGAAGGCGCTGGTGGGATCGCCCACGGCGACAATCACCTCATCGCCCAAGGCAATCGTGCTGGGGCTGGTGAGGCTGGCGACAACGGCGCTTAAAACGCCGCCGGTCATACTGATGTTGCTCATCACCCGGCCCGCATCGTGGGCGAGGTTGGTGCCGAAAATGCCGCGCAGGTGGCAGGCCATCACGTAAATATCGGGGCGGGTGCCGCTGGTGTTACCCAGCACACCGATGGCGTCTGTCTCTGGGGCAAGTGAGAAATCGCCGCGCAGACCCTCAATCACGATGCTCTTGCAGGTGGGTAACGAGGCCACAAGGCGCAGGCCCGCCACGCCCGCCGCGCCGGTCAGATCGCCACCAACAATGCGGACATTGCGCCAATCCTCAATGGCCATGCGCCCGGTGCGAGGGCTGGCGCTGCCATCGGGAATACCATTGCCTGCACCACCGCCATTGTCGGGTGCGGCGATCAGCAAGTCTTGTGACCCATCGCCCGCCAGTTCGGAAACCGTCACGCCATCGCTGTCGATCCGTGTAAATAGCCCGCTGATAGCCGGGATACCCACGCCTCGCCCCGGATAAGCAGGATCATAATTCGTTCCCGGCTCCAAAGGATTGACCAGTGAGGGTGGGGGGAAGGCGAGCATTGCGGACGATAGCCATGTAGCCGTTAAGCTATGGTCAAGCTGTCCCCGCACCCGCAAAGCACCATCAATGATACCATACCCAGATAAGATTCTCATCCAAGATCTCCCATAACCACAACTACGCCGCTGGAATAAACCTTAATAGCTGCCACAGCCCATTGGCCAGCAGTTGCTGTAGATCCACCCCGGCTGCTCACGACCGCTCCGCTACCGGCCACAAAATTGATCGGCCCAGCGCCAGCCTGCAAAAAGCTGCAAGCAAAGCCAGTAGGAAGGGCAGATGGCACTGTAACAACACAGCCGCCCGATGCCGTGCAGCGCTTGTCCTTACCATGATCGGTGCTAAGCAAGGTGTAAGTTGATGCGCTGATGGTATCGGGAATAGACGGATCTGCAATATTGCCTGTGCCAACGAGTTCAGCAAACTCAATACCGACACTTTCAGTTGCTCGAATATAAACTCCACCGGTGACAGCACCGGTATGCTTTGGAGCAAATTTGACTGCAATATCAAATGAACCATTAGGCAACAAAGTGCTGCCCATAACAAATGATGTCATAATATTAAAATCACCAACAACAGTGATTTCATAGATAGTAATGGGTTTTGTACCCAAATTGATCACACTCAAAAAACTAGGAGCAGTCTCGTCACCCACTTCAGTCACCGCAAATGCGAGTGAACTGGGAAGAATCTTCATGACATACTTCTGCTTCGTGGCTGATGCTCCAATGACCTGACTGGAATGTTGACCACCATCAACACAAAAATCACCAAAACCGAGATAAGGCTTGCCGTCAGACATCGGATTATACCTTTCGAGAATATAATTTTTATTACGCTGATGGTAGCGTGAAATCGATTAGGAGCTTCATCGGACGACCAAGGAAGTTCAATGGAGCCACACTACTCAGCGTCACATGAAAGCCTGTAGTCGGACGAAGCTGCACAGTCCACATAACACTGTCGGCTGCATAGATGATGCCGTCAGCACCTTCCAGAAGCACACGCCAGCCAACGACATTAGCCAGTAGCAATGTGGTTGTTGAGGTCACACCCTCTTCATTTTCCAGAACGACATCTGGCAATGGCACATCAACCGAAGCACCAGCAGTTGTTGGACCGGTAAATGGCACTAGCTTGGTCAGACGCTGTGAGGCGTCATAGATGTTCTTCATATAAAAGCTAGTACGCCGAACATGGGTCATGTTTTTAGCCACATATTCGACGATGCTGTAGGCATTGCCAATCAGCTTATCGATGATGAGGGCGGTTGAACCAAGAGGGTCAAAGGAAGATCGCATTAGACAAAACCCCGTTTCTCAAAGCTATTATTGGAGGAGGACATGGCAATGCCAATGAGATCTCGGTCCACAGCTTCAGTGCAGATGGCCTCATAAATCGTAAGGTGCTCTCGGCCTTTGGCCGTAGACTCTTGGGTGTTCATGTGGCTGAAAACCTTATATGCAATATAAGCCTTCAAAGCACCATAGAGAACATCAGGAATATCGATCCCATTGGTTCCCTCTTCCCCGTTGAGATCTTCGAGCCGCATCTGGGGATGCTTGGCCTGATAGAGCACAGAGATCATGACACCGGGAATTGGCCGTGGAACCTGAAGCACATTGATCTGGGGCGTGTAGAGCGAGTTCAGATCATCGGGATCATTGAGCACATACTCCTGACCTATGGAGTCTTTGGCCCCCAAGATTTTAATCACGTCCTCCTGAAAAGGCTCACCGAGAAGATCCAGGATATAAGCAAAGCCTTCGGCTTCTGGTTCCTGCTGGCTCTTAGCATACTTCTTCAGGAGGTGGTAATTGGTGATGTGCCCATAGAGCTTGATCAACACCTCGTTCTCGCGCAGCAAGAAGCGTGAGTGAATACGGATCAGAGCCTCATTCAAATAGCCCACAATTTTGGGACGATCCTGTTCACGGATCGCTCCAGCACCTTCCAAACCGACTGCCGTATTCGACAACTCACCATAGGAGAGGTCAGCATACAGCTCAGACAATAGCTTCATGATAACCCCCGATCACACGATATAAGATGACAGTGCATTTGCCCCGCCAGCGTCATGGTGCTCTTCCCAATAATCGACTTCTTTGGGTGTAGCAGGTGCAGACTCAGAGGGCTTCCAAGGCTTCAGATAGCTCAACATTGAGATCGTGTCTATGCAATCATCTTTGCCTTTCAAACCTGACACGGTGGCAAGGCGAAGTTGACCGATGAAATGACCCATAATCACACTGGTTCGCATCTGCTGGGGAAAATACATCTTCCCCATTTTGAACCAAGGAACGACCACATTGAAGCGGGTGAGCTTATCCTGCGTGGGACGAATGCCAGCCGAGGATCCATGCGAGCTTGCAAAATTGAACCAGATGTTACGATTCAGCATCTCATTTTGAAGCCACTGAATGAACGCACCTTGCTGACCAGTGATCTCAACGCCGACCTGCTGAGGCTTATAGAACTGCACGAGCTTGAACAGATCATCAACGGATTTATCCATCGTCTGTCGTTCACACTTACCGTCCACCCAGAACCAATCCCCATTGGCATTATAGGCCCATACAGCAATGACACTATAGTCAGCCGTTTGCTTGGCCGATGTAGCAAAGTCAGTGGTGATATAGAAGTTGAAGCTTTCCCGGTTCTGGAGCAGGTTGGCCCGGTCATACCAACGCATATCCTCGTCCTGCACGAGGCGCTCTTCTTCCGAGGTGATCCGAAGCATAAGCTCTTGCATGAAAGAGCTGAGCTTGCCAGTTTTGGTGGCCATCTCATATTGCTCTTTCACATAAGCAAAGGTGAAACGATCCTCCCATGCCCCACAGAACTCTGCCTCCTCGCACGGGAACCGCTCGCAGACGGGCCATACGTTTACGTCCCAAGCCCCCGACTCCACCGCTTCAATAAGGATGTCGTCCTTATTGAAAGGTGTGCCATTGAAGATCACCTTACGCCTCGTTGGATCGAGAGCGTGGTTCACACCCTTATAGACCGTATCCTTGATGGCCTGCATCGACACCTTGGACTTGCTGTCGTCATCACTCACAAGGTCATCCATCACGCAGATGACAGGACGCTTGCCGAAGATCTTCGTACCACGAAGACCGGTCTTTGCACCAAACATCTTGAGGCCGAACTTATGGCCTGTCCGGTTCTCGAACTCGATATAGGCATCTGTGAATGTGACCTTGGGGAGCCAGTATTGAAGGAACGGGGAGTTGATGTATCGGAACTCCATATTCCGACGCAGGCTCTTCACACCGTTGTCCATGCTATCCGAAACATAGATGCCACCAGACAATTCCCCAAAACCATCCAGCTCACCGAACACACCTAGATAGAGGAAGAAGTATTCCCCAAACAAGGTGGTCTTGGCTGCACCACGGAAGCATAGGTTGGCGATGTAGGAGCTTGGCCCCACGATCTTGTCAAGCATAGCCAGATGCACAGGGGGTGTTTTATGTTGCTCACCCTCAGTGCCATTTACGAGCTTGATGAAGTTCATGAACTTGAGACTGAAGGATGAAGGGATGAAGTTGGTAGAGTTCAGGTTAGCATAGTCAACACTGTCTAACCACTCATCCAGCTCTTGTTTGATCAGTGCCATTAGGCATTCCCTTCCAAGATAACTGCGGTTCCCTCAATGGTCTCACCCATTTCAACAGGAGCCTCCACCAATCGTTGAGCAGCCAGCTCACTAGCAGGCACACCGGCAGCGATAAGCTCAAGCTGACGACGACCAAGATTGGCAAGCATGGTCTGCATGGCATCCATCTCGGCTGTCTGGTTCACAGTCACAGCCACTTGCACAGCAGCTTCCTTAGGCTTGGCCAGATGAGTGAGGATCGAGTTGGCAGCTTCGCAGCGAACCTTCTCGCTGACTGCCGTGTTCATCAGCTCAGCCTGAACCTTGATGGCTGCGAAATAGGTATCCTGATAAAGCAGGTGGATTGGGATCAAGGATTTCTCCAAGATCGCGTTCACCAACTTACCCTTATGATACTGAGCCACATAGGCAGCAATGTCTTTGGCTGACGTGCCTTTGGTGATGAAATCGGCTTGACGTTGGGGGAACGTGCGGAAGTAGGAGTCTTGGTTCGTGTAACCCATCATCTTATAAGTCACGTACTGGATGGCATTGATATATGCCTCCATACCCCACTTGCCCTCTTGGAGCACGACGGCAAAGGTAACGAAGTGTTCTCGGATATGCTCAGCAATCAGAGGATCTGCGACCAGATTATTGATCTGATCCGTCAGGCTCTGGCTGGCAGCCGTCTTCATGTTCACAGGCAGTGCCCGTTTCACTTGATCGAGCGTTAGATCAGTCATTGGGAAATCCTCGTTGATTAGCGTTGCCGATCTGAGTGCGTTCGTTCAGAAAGGTCAGGCCGATGTTTCTGGGTTCATCGGTAGAATGAGTGGGTGTGGTCGAGTGAGGTTGGTCTCTCATACTCGACCACACTTCCTACTTATATATGTAGTGGGTGGCTCGGCCTTCTCGCACTACGGTCGTTCGCTTCGCTCACTCCCTTGTGCTTCAGGCCTCACCCAGATCACCTCACCAGTTGTCGAGCCTCACTCCCAAGATGTAGTGGTAGGAGGACATGGTGTTCTCCTGCTGGTTCAAGAGCGTCTGGCTCATCACAGGAAGCCCCTTGAAAGCTGGGCTGTTGATGAACATTCGAAGCTGTGACAGCTTCTCAGCCAGCTCAAATCGCTCAACAACGACACGATCCTGTGCCGTCTCAACCACACCATCAGCTTTGGGAATGGCAGACAGCTTGGTCTTCAGCTCGTAGCCGAGGAACTTCCAAATGGCCTGCTTAGCATTATACAATGCCAGTCGCTGGCCAAAACCCTGATCAAAGTTGTCAGGATCAGCACAGGCACTCTCACCTGTGACCATGAAACCGTTCTGAAGCTCTAGCACACAAATCGTCAGCAGACCGATCTGCAAGAATGTTGTCTCCTTAATGGAGGCTTCAAGATCCTCAGTGGTCACACGGGGCTTCTTGCTTCGAGCTTTCAGTTCAGCTTCGGTGACGGGCTTATTCAAATCGCTCATGAAAAAGTGCTCCAGTCTTCGGCCAGCACATCATTGATGCTGGGAACCCATGTGCTCACGGTGCCATCGACACCCTTGAGAGCCATATACGCTGCATAGGGAACAAGAGCCTCATCCCCAAAGTAGGCCTTCGCCACACCGGTCTGGGCAGGATAGCTCGCTGCCGGAACCAGATAGACGAACATCCCCTTCCCATTCCAACCTGCTCGTTGGATCGGCATACCCACTTTGAGAAGCTCAAGGGCATGGCCGAAGTTCATGGCATCCGTGCTCTGGTAAGCCCGATGGAACACATCAGCAGGAGACCACGAGACATAGCCTTCATGGTTCGGATGGTTGGCTTTGCCCCCATCCACGTATTCAACGAGGAAACCCTCGTCCTCACCAATCTCATCAGCAGGCAGTTCCCAACCCCGGTACTGGTTATAAGCCAGCCGAGTCATAGGCAGTGCCTTGATGGTTTTGGTTCCAATATAAAGCAGTGTCATATTCATCTCCAACATATAGAGTAGGGGAGCCGTAGCCCCCCCCCTCCAATTTAACCAGTGGGAAGAGGAAGTTCCTCAACACCAATGATCTGAAGACCGGAATGGATATAGAATGTCCGTTCCGTCTTCGGAGCCACCACTTCAGTCGTCACCGACTTAGCGGCACCCGGCTCACCATATTTCAGAGTGACCATGACAGGCCATCCTGCGTGAGCATCGATCTTTACACTCGTGGTCATGAGTTACCTCATATTTACCGAGAAAGTCAGCGTGTTGGTGGCTTAATGGGTTTACCCCGTTTCGCCCTCAGCACTTCTTCTTGCCCTTGCTCTTCATACAATCACCCCCTTCCACGAGCCTGTTGCTCAATGGCCACATTGCCAGAGGTACATTAGGTCGTCTATAGTTATTTCATAACGAGGGACGGACCATCTCTCTTCAAACAGGTGTCAGGCACCGGATCCCCTTATAAAACATAAGGAAGGAAGTGGATGGAGAGTGCTCAATGTTCGTGTGCTCCGCACCCTCACATCTGAACCAAGAGGATGGGGGGAGATCTCTCTTGACATAATAACCACACCTGTTGCACAAAGGTCACACCGGTAGGGTGTGTCTCGCCTCCACTCTCTCGGTGCTGTAACCCAAGTGGTATGTGGGGCTAATAACAACCACAGTTGGAGGCTTCGCTCTCCTCTCCGGTTTACCGGGGGCTGCCCAGCAGTGAGAAGCTGATCCAATACCAACCCCTGCGTTGAGCTTAATGGCTCCGCAGGGGTTTTTTATTGTATGATAGTCAGACTTCCAATATACCTGCTTGAACCAAGGAGAACTACCATGTCATTATCAGATGCACTCTTGAAAGCTGAGGCTGACAAAGGAAATATTTACGCCGGTAAGATGCTCAAACAACGAACCCTTATAAGAAAGTTAATGCAAGAGAATGAGGAGCTTCTCAAGAATGAGATCGTCATAAGAAATATGGAAACAGAGATCAGACGACTCAAGGCTGAAGTAGCTAAGTTATCATCTATATTCCCCCAAGTTATCCGCTAATAGAGACTACCTCAATAATTATATTTTGCAGTAGGAAAATATGGGTAGGTATGTCTGATGGTAGTGTTTGACACAGGGTGGCTCACTATAAACTAACCTACCCCCCCGGTATCATTGACACATTTAACACAGGGCTACGCCCTGTTTGTGTGTGCTCTATACGATAGGTGGGTTCGTGTCTTCTAAGGTCTTCCCTATTCGCCGTGTGTTGCTCTCAACCACACTGGCTCTCTTCATACTCATCATGTTTGATCACGCAATGCGTGTTGATCAACAGAATCTGTGTGGAAAACTACCAGATATTGAATGTCCAACCGGACTATGGATCTGGTCCAATCTCTAACATCAGTCTCTCAGACTAATATCATCCGAGTAACACATGGGCATAACGCTCATGTGCTGCTCTACATAAATAGGGCTACGCCCTGTTTGGGAGTTGGCCCTTACCAACCACGTTGTGGGATCCGTGATCCACCCACAGGAGCTATAGCTCCCTGAACTATAGGTCGTACATGTGAGGCACCCACATGTCGAGTAAGACCAGCAATCCTGCTGGTCTTACTCGTTAAACAAAACCGATAGGTCTTTTTTCGGTTTGTCCCAATCATGGGTATAAACCACAACTGGAGCATTTCATCATGGCCACAACTCGTATGGCATTTGGTTCCATCCTTGGGACCGTTACGGATACCGCAGAAGCAGTATCCAATCTGGTCAAGACCGCAGGTCTGGGCATTGGCATGATCAACGATTTCGTTGCTGATGCCTCGCTCGATCAGAAGGATCGTGGCAAGGTTCACCGCAAGGTGTTCCGTGCAGCTCTGCTGCGTGACTCCAAGCTGGAGGTTGCGAAGAGCAATCTCGATGTTCTGAAGTTCACACGCGAAAGCAGTGAGCACAAGGAACTCTACGAGCAAGCTGGTGAGCTGCTCGACAATGTGTTCGATGAGGCGGAAGCCGCATAAAACACTGGTGGCTCATACATACCCATGTGGTGTGTGTGGGCCACCTTATATAGCTGTCCGATAGGCTTAGGTAGACAGGGGAGTAGCTTTGAATGACTAAATTAAAATTAGTCTACATCATTGGATGTTCTATATTCTTATGGCTCATCATCATTGCTGGTTTTAAGGCAGCATTTGGATAACTAAAGCGTAAAGCTTTAATTCTTTTTTTCGGTCCGTATTGAACTAACAACTTGGAGAATACATCATGAGCACCAATGGCCAAGGCCTCAATCTTCGTTCGTTCACTGGCTTCAACCGTGAACAGGCTGCTGATCCCATCAAGGATGAAGCGGCAGAATTCTGGCTGAACATCGGCTATGAAACCAAGGTCAACAACGATGGCGTCGAAGAGACCATTTTCGTATCGTTGGCCCGTGGTATCCCGCTGGACAGCATCAAGCCGTTCGATGTGAGCAAGACCCGCTCGGACAACATGGCCGGTCTGCGTGACGCCCAGAACAAGCTTCAGGAAAGCTTTATGGCAGAGGCACGCACGTTGGCTCCCGGTGAGCAGAAGCTGCTGATCGTGGACGAAGCCATCGGTCTGGCTGTGCAGGTCAAGCGTGTCCGTGCTGCTCAGACGGCACCGACCGAGAACGCTCTCGTTCGTCCTGTCAGCTTTCAGCGTCCAGCTCCTGCCGAGTCGAACGTCAAGTCGAACAAGCAGGCAGCTTAAATCCTACAAGGGGAACCCATCATTGGTGGGTTCCCTTTTGGATTTCGTATGGATGGTCCTCTCCAACATACTGCTACTTTAGCAGGTGTTGGAGTTTAACTATCTATTAAACGAAAAGTCGGGTTTTTTAACTTTTTCGGCTAAGGACACCTAGTATGTCTCAACCTTATATTGAGGTGCGTCACAGCACCGATTTGTTGGACATTGCATCGTGCTATTCAGTCGATGTGGGTCCACTCGCAATGCCTGATCACATCAGGATTGGAACCAAGGGAACCGACTGTGGTGGGGGTCATGATTATACCATCAACCACTACGGGGATCAGGTGGATGAATATGCCGTCTGGCTGGAGGATGCCATCAAGACCAAGAACCCTGAGGTTCTGAAAGCCTTGGATGACATCTACAATATGGCACTGGGAGCAGGTGTGATCCTGCACACTCGACAGGCTCCTTGTCCAAATATGACCCATGCACATGAGGTCAAACGTGCGATCATGAAACTTACGTGAAGCATGTGCTCATCGCTAAGCATCGACGAGACGGGTTCCAGCATATCAGGATGATGGATGGAACTTATTTCACAGTCGTCGATACAGAAGGTAATAAAGCTCATGTGTTGACGATCTCTGGTCGAATGGACACGATAGTAATCGTAGCCCTTGAACGGGAAGTAATTAGCCATAGGATTACCGGACGCTTGTTCAGAGCCAGCAACTCATTTGAAACTGATGAGCTATATTATTACGCTCTTCATCATTTGAGAACAGCTCACATTTGTAGAGACCCCGAAACGAAAAATTGGGTCCAGAGCACTCAAGAAGATTTTCAGGGTCTGCCAAGACCCAATCACCCCATCACCGATATATGTTGGAAGAGTATTCCAATCAGGAGAAAACCATGACTGAAATGATTTTGGTATTTGGATCCAACGAAGGCGGTATCCACGGAGGAGGTGCTGCACGTATTGCCTATAAGAGCAAAGGTGCTCGCTGGGGTATGTCCTATGGCCTTAGTGGCAAAAGCTTCGCCATTCCCACCAAAGCTGTGATCTGGGATCCTAAAGGCGGTGGCAAACCTCATATCGGTGACACGCTGTCGTTGGAACAGATCGCTGATTATGTCACCGGCTTCAAAGCCTTTGCAAAAGGACACCCTGATCTGACTTTTCAGGTTACTTGCATCGGCTGTGGGTTGGCTGGTCTCAAGCATGAAAACATCGCACCGATGTTCAAAGACTCACCCAGCAACTGTCTTTTTGACAATCTCTGGTATGATTGGCTCGGTCCCACTGCAATGTATTGGGGGACTTTCTAATGCCGATCCTGACTGAATATGCGGTCAGGATCAAAGGCACACAATGCTATCTGCCCAGATCGCAACGCCGTGATGGAAGAGGTGGATCCCACCTCGAACCAATCGACTTCAGCAAACCCAAGGGACAGCGTGGCGTCAAGCCTCGCTATGAACAGGATCTTCAGATCCGCTCCTATGCCACCAGACGTGCTGCCAAGAACCTGCTCACAAGCTGGTTACAGGGCAAATTCACGGCTGATGGTGATGGCGGTGGATACCTCATCAAAGGCTCATCACGAGAGCACATGCGGGAAAGTATGGAAATCGTGGAGATACAAGTCGTACTACCACTCTAACTAGGAAGATGCTCATGCACCTCGTTAAACGCCAAATGGAAGGTCTGCCTCTCAAGGGTGAGATCACTGTAAAGGTCGAATATCAGCTCTGTGCGAAAGGCTCTGGCCGTGTCGTGCTTGCATATGACAGCTACGAAGAAGCTGCCAAGCAAGCCAAGCTGAGGAACTTGAAACTGGTTCGTAGCACCACCTATCGTGAGGAGCTGTAAAATGGATATGATGGAGCAGCAGATTGAGCTTGAAAAGCTCTACGACAAAAACCAGACCACGAAGCGTCTCAGGTTCTATTTTGAAACTGAGGTACTCCAGCGTCATGCTCTTGACTTAGGCATGTTTCTGGACCTGAACCAGATCCCTCGGGATTTCGGTTTCAACCTCTTGGTTCAAATCAGCCTGCACCGCAGGACTGATCTCCCAACGATGGTGGGCCTGATGAGGCACCATTTCAAATCGGCTCAGGAGGCGTCTGACGCCATCCTCAAATGCTGTGAGCTGGATATGCTCCATTGGAACCCGACGTTCTCACAGCTCGTCGTAGAGCCTTCCTTGCAGATCCCACTCGATGTTCAACATGAGTTGGATCTGTTTCAATTTCCCTTGCCCATGATAGTGGAACCAAGGGAAGTGAAGTCCAACAAGGACACGGGGTATGTGACCAGCTCTGGGAGCATCATCCTCAAGAAAAATCACCACAACGACGATGTGTGTCTCGACCACATCAATCGTATGAACCGCATCAAGTTCACCATCAACGTGGACACAGCTCACATGATCGCAAACACATGGCGGAACCTCGATAAGGTCAAAGAGGGTGAAACCACCGATGACTTCGAGAAGCGTAAACGTGCCTTCGATAAGTATGACAAGACAGCTCATGCTGTGATTGGCATCCTCGAAGGGTTCGGCAATGAGTTCTATCTCACACATCGTTATGACAAGCGTGGCCGTGTCTACTGCCAAGGCTATCATGTCACTTACCAGGGCAACGCATGGAATAAGAGCGTTTTGGAGCTTGCAGATAAGGAGATTATCGAGCTATAGTTCTACTGGGTATCATCTAGGAGACAAGCTATGGATCGTAAGCCGTTTGGATATTGGGCAGGATTTGCAAGAGATCTGGCCCAAAATTACCCATCCACTGATGCAAATTGCGAGGGTGGTTACATTCGTATCTCCCGTGAGAACAAAGTGATCTACATGCACGTCTGGATCTGGGAACAGATCTTTGGTCCTATCCCAGCAGGCTGGGAAATCGACCACATAGACGGCGTAAAGACCAACAACACACTCAACAATCTGCGCTGCATCCCAAAAAGTATGCAGTCCAGAAATAAGCCTAAACGCTCCGACAATCAGTCTGGTGTTCAAGGTGTCTCTCGATGGGAAACCACACGCAGAGGCAACCAAAAAGTCTCGATGTGGCGAGCCACATGCAATGACCAATCTGGCAAACAGATCATTAAGACCTTTTCCATTAAAAAATACGGTGAAGAACTAGCCTTTCAAATGGCTTGTGATGCCCGTGCTCAAATGGAAAAACAATATGGATACCATCCCAATCACGGTCGATAGACCAAAAGCAAGGACGCAATAGATGCAACGCTTTTCCGCTTTGGAATATCTCAAGATCGACATCGCAAACAATTTCGGATTGGACAAGCTGAGCTGGGCAGACCGGATCGCTTGGTTCGATCATCACGAGCATGAAATGGGAGAATTGCTCTCCAAGGCTGCTGAGCCAGCTCTCTTCTATGCTGGCTGCAAGGCCTACAATGATGCCATCAATGGTGTGCCCTCAGGCTATATGATCAGCCTTGATGCCACCAGCTCTGGCCTTCAGCTCTTAGCTGCTCTGACTGGTGATCGTCAGGCTGCTGAGCTATGCAATGTGGTTCCTACCGGCAACCGTGAAGATGCCTATACGACGATCTACCAACGTATGTTGGGGGTCATCGGTGAAGATGGCAAGATCACTCGTGAGCAAACGAAGGAGGCAATAATGTGTTCCTTGTATGCCAGTGTCGCTATGCCCAAGAAGATCTTCGGTGAGGGTCAGCTTTTGGATGTATTCTATGACACGATGCTTGGCTCTGCTCCCGGTGCATGGGAACTTAAGGAAGCCATGCTGGGCCTCTGGAACAGCACTGCCCTATCGCATGACTGGGTGCTGCCTGATAATTTCCATGTTCACATCAAGGTTATGGATCGTGTCAAGGAGACCATCCATTTTCTGAATGAACCCTTTGATGTCTATCACGCCATCAACCAGCCCACCAAAGAAGGCCGGTCATTGGGAGCAAATACTGTTCACAGCATAGACGGCCTAATCGTCCGTGAAATGACCCGTCGCTGCGATTACGACATGGCTGTGGTGGATGCCCTTTATGACATGCTGGCACAGGATGGCTGGAACTTCGGGTTTGGAACCAAGACCAAAGACGACAAGCTGGTGGTCACGCTCTGGCAGCATTACCTCACATCAGGGTATCTGTCGGCTCGTATCATTCCACATCTCAACGAGAGCAATATGGGGCACGTCGATGTACATGTCATCCATGAGATGTTGGAGACGCTTCCTGAACGACCTTTCAAGGTTATCTCGATCCATGATTGAACATACGATCCTTTAGAGAGAAATCTCTATCGAAGAACGAGGTGAATTGCTGGAAAGCTAAGGGATACACACATATATCCTATGCCAATCAGCAGCCAAGCTCACTGGAGACAGTGTGAAGGTTCAGAGACTATCCCGCAAGGGAGTAGGTGAGATAAGTATCCACCGAAGCGCCTCGCCCCTAATCCATTTATGGAAAGGGTGATGATATAGTCCGACACTCCGACGAAAGACGGAGACTTGATCTTTAGGTTTGGATGTGGTCTAAACCATGCACGAACCTAAGGAGCGTATTTTGTTACAGCTTGCTCAAATTAAGAAAAAGATTTCCAAGTTTCATGTCGAAGCCGAATGTCTTCAGTGCCATCAAATATATGAGTGTCAGAAATATGATGCGATTAAAAGTCGTGTTGGGCATTTATGTAATGATTGCAAAAATATAATAACAAACATGAAGACATTTACTCAACAGGATTTAGTCAAGGTATTCTATTACAATCCTACCACAGGTGAGTTACAGCATAAGCTGGAAACACTTCGTTGTCACAAGGGCAGTCTAGCAACTTACCCACACAACGAAGGATACCTTAATGTATGCGTTGGCGGGAAAGAGTATCTTGCTCACAGAATAATCTGGTTCATGCAGACAGGCCAATGGCCCGGTCACATAGACCATGAAAACCATGTGAGAAATGACAATCGCTGGAAAAATCTAACTGACTCTAACAGTCAGCTAAACCAACAAAACAAGAGCAAGCATAGTAACAATCGCTCAGGCCATACTGGAGTTCGTGTCTTACCGTCAGGTAAGTACAACGCCTTTATTATGTATCAGTACAAGCAAATTCCGCTTGGAACGTATGATGATCTGAACGATGCAATCACAGCCC